GGCGGAGGCGAACGATTACGCCTTCGCCCACGGGATCGCGCGGACGAACTACGCCCGCTTGATCGGGGACCACCTGACCGCCCTACTGGAGCTGGCCGCCGCGGCGGACACCGGGCAGGAAGGTCCTCATGCCGAAGACGGCGACCGCGTCACGAAGCTCTCCGAATTCCTCCGTGCGGAGCTTGCGGCCCCCGGCCCTACCGACGTTCGCGACACCGCGTAGGCCCTGCCGGTACTCCGACGGCCCCCAGGTGGGCCGGTTCCTCGCGGCCCTGGGCCGCCGTCCCCGGCCGGGGCAACAGCTTGTGCTGGACGTGGCCCTAGAGCACGTCGCCGGGCCTGCCTCGCCGTTCGCGTACGACACGGTCGACGTGATCGTGGGGCGCCGGTTCGGCAAGACCCTCATGGAGCTGGGCGTTCCGCTGTACCGGATGGTTCGCGGGAACGTCGACCTGCCATCCGGCCTCACGGTGCCGTTCCGCGGGGCGCACACGGCCCAGAACCTGACCGCGGCCCGGCGCCGGTTCCTGGGCGACATGGTCGAGCCGTTCCGCGCGTTCCTGTCGCCCACGGAGTGGAGTCCGCGCGTCGTGGAGGTCCTGGCGGCCGCCCAGACGTCCCTGTCTATCGACCTGCACCCGCACACGGACGGGTCGACCCCGGACGGCCGTCACGAACACGCCCAGCGGACCCTGGTCGTCCCGCCCACCTATGACGGGGTCCGCGGGGAGGGATACCTGCACCTGGGATTTGATGAGGTCCTGACGTTCTCCGCCGCCGACGGCCGCAACCTGATGTCGGCCGCCCGCCCGACGATGGCCACGATGGGGGGGCACGCCCAGATTTGGCGGGTGTCGAACGTGGGCACGTTCTCGGACTCGCGCACGTGGTTGCGCGAGATACGCGACCGCGGCCGCGCGTCCGTGGCGGAGGACCGCGGCACCGGCCGGTGCTACGTGGAGTGGTCGATCCCGGACGACGTCGACGCGACCGACCCGGACGTGTGGTGGGCCTACTATCCGCCCCTGGCCGACGGCATGGTCGGCATGGATGCCCTGACCCGGGACCTGGAAGAGCTGTCCCCCGAAGCGTTCGCCGCGGAGTACCTGGGCAGGTGGCCCGACGCGGTCGCCGCGTCCAGGTGGCTCGCGATCACGCAATCAACGTGGGAGGCGGCCGCCACGACCGCCGACGTCCCCGCGGGCACCCCGGCGGCCCTGGGCGTCGATATCGACCCCTACGGCCGGTCGTCGTCCATCGTGGCCGCGGTGATACCACCCGGGACCGACACGGTCGTCGTGGAGGTCCTGGCGCACCGGCCCGGGTCCGGGTGGCTGGCCCCGGCCCTGCTCGACGAGCTGGCCGACGACCCCGGGGTCGTGGCCGTGGGCGTGGACGACTACGGCGCGGGCCACGACCTCCTGGCCACCCTGGCCGCCGACGACCGCACGGCAGACAAGCTCGTGCGCACCGCGGGCCAGGACCTGTACGCCGCCTGCTACGCCCTGGACGCGGGCCTGCGCGAGGCCCGCGTCCAGTGGCGCGCGTCGGACTACCACCGACCCCTGGTCGACGCGGCCGCGGCCGCCCAGAGAACGTCCGGGCGCGGCTGGCAGTGGGAACGGCGCGTGGCCACGTCCCAGACCCCCCTGGTCGCCGCGACGTTGGCGCTGTGGGCCGTGGGCCGGACCCCGACGCCCGACCCGGACTCCGCCATCTACTGAACCCGCCCGGGGGGCGCGCGTGACGATCCGCTACGACCGGTCGACGTATTCCGTCGTCGCCTGGTGCTCGTGCGGGTGGCGCGAGCTGGCGATCACCCCCGACGGCGCCCGCCGGGCGGCCGCGGGGCATGAGGCGTCCCAGCACCCGGACCGGTTCCAGGTCCGCGACGCCGAACGCAAACGCGCGCACCGGGCACGGAATGTCACGGTGGCGGGTACACGATCGGGGGATGACGACGACCACGGGCGCGCGGCTGGGGCAGATTCACTACGCGACCGACGGCCGGGAGATCCTGCTGAACACGCCCGACGGGTGGGAAGTTGACGCCCCGTGGCTGTGGTGGGACGGCCCGGCCGACGGCGACGGCACCGGGGGGCCGTGGGGCAACCCGCCGCCCGGCGCGGAGCTGGCCGCCCCGTCCCGCTACGGCCTGACCCTCCCGGCCGTGACCCGCTGCACCCAGCTCCTGGCGGAGAACGTGGCCGGGATGCCGTGGAAGACGTACCGCGGCCGCGAACAGGTCCCGGCCCCGACGTGGATCACGGACCCGCAAGCCGCCCGCCTGGACGGCCGTCGGACCCTGGGGCCGGGGGCGTCCGCGATCGCGTCCCTGTCGTCGGTCGAGTTCTGGGCACAGGCGATCACGTCCTATCTGTGGTGGGGCGAGGCGATCCTGTACACGCCGCGCAAGCTGGACGCGGCGGGCCAGCCGACCGGCGACATCGTGGCGCCCGTGTACCTGCTGCACCCGGCGAAAGTCGAGCTGGACGCCGGTCGGTGGTTCGTGGACGACGTCGACGTCGACGGCGCCCCGATCGAGCTAGACCCCCGGGAGCTGATCGTGGTGCGCAACCTGACCCGCCCGGGCCGCGACCGCGGCCTGGGGGTGATCCAGGCGCACGCCTTCGACCTGGGGTTCTATGCGAACGTGCGCGCCTACGCCGATAACACGTTCCAGCGGGGCGTCCCGAACGGGTACCTGAAGTCCACGAAGCCGGACCTGGACGCCGCCCAGGCCGCGAAGCTGAAGCGGTCGTGGATGGCCGCCCACGGGTCGACGCGCAAGTCGATCGCGGTCCTGAACGCCACCACGGACTTCACGCCCCTGGAGCTGGACCCCCAGACGACCCAGCTCCTGGACCTCTTCCGTCTCCAGGCCTGGCAGGTGGCCCTGATGTTCGGGGTCCCGCCGTCGAAGCTCGGTATCACGATGGGGCAGTCGAACACGTACTCCAACATCGAATCGGAGGGGGTCGCGTTCGTGACGGACTCCCTGCTGCCGATCGCGCGGAAGTTCGAGGCCGCGATCGACACGGTCCTGCCCCTGGGCACCACGTTGAAGATCGACTTCCGTCAGCTCATGCGCGGCGACACGACGACCCGGTATGAGGCCTACAGCGTCGGGATCGCGGCCGGGTTCCTGACCGTGGATGAGGTCCGCGACGCGGAGGACCTGCCCCCCCTGCCCGCGGCCGCGCCCGTGGCCCCCCCGACGCCCCTGTCGATCGTCGCCGCCCCCGCGGACACCCCCGACACGTCACCTGACACGTCACCTGACACGGGTGACACGTCACCTGACACGTCAGGTGACACGGACCCCGTCGCCGCCGTCGCGAGCTGAGAGGAACCACCGATGGAAACCACGTTCGTCCCCGTCGACTCCCTGGAGGCCCGCGACGCGGGGGCCGGGGTCCATGAGCTGGAGGGCCTGTGCGTGCCCTACGACGTCCCGACCACGAAGGCAGGCCCGCGCCCGGAGGTATTCCGCCGGGGCGCGTTCGCTAGCGTCGTGACGGCCGCCGGGAAGGTGCGCCTGACGGACAACAATCACGCCGGGGACTCGCGGCGGCCCGTGGGGGTCGCCTCGGAGCTGGTGGAGGCCGTCCGCGACGGCCGGGCGGGCCTGTGGGGCCGGTTCCGGTTCTACAACACGCCGGAGGGGCGCGCCGCGTTCGAGAACGTCCGTGAGGAGACATACGGGGGCCTGTCGATCGGGTTCGTGTCCGTGCGTGAGGACGTGCGCGACGGGGTCCGTAACGTCCTGGAGGCGCGCCTGCACCACGTGTCCCTGGTGGACGAACCCGCCTACGACGATGCCCAGGTGGTGTCCGTGCGGTCCGCCGACCGGTACTCCGTGTTTCGGAACCCGCCGAAGGTCCTCCTGCCCGCCGATGACGTGCCGCTGATGGCCCAGCTTCGCCGGGACATGTCCCGGGACCGGGTGTAGCGTCGGTCACAGCCCAGGACGGTCGCAGGTAGTGCGGCCCCTGGGGGGACCGGCCCCGACGGGGGCCGTCCCCCGATGGTTAGCCGATAGGGCGCCGCCGAAGGACTCGATAGGGGTTCAACGGCAACAGCTAGACGGGTTCGCGCACGCCGCGCGGCCCCTCCACCTGTGCCCCTATCGGAGGACCCCGTGAGTAACGCATACCTGCGCGCCAAGATCGATGAGCGCGCTTCCCTGGCCGATGCCGCGACCGCCGTCCTGGACAAGTGCGCGGCCGACAACCGCGACCCCTCCGCGGAAGAGCGCGCCCAGCTTGACGGCTGGGAGAACCGCGTCAAGGCCCTGGACGGCGAGATTACGACCCTGGAGGCCCGCAACCGCGGGAACCAGAACTTCGTGAAGCTCGCCTCGCGCGTGCGCGCCGACGAAGACGCGGAGGCCGACGCCGCCGAGAAGCGCAACCGCAACCGGTCCAAGGATGTCGAGACCCGCAAGACGTTCGGTCAGCGGTTCGTGGAGTCCGACCAGTTCAAGGAATACAACGGCCGCGGGTCTATGGCGCCCGTGGAGTTCCAGAACTTCCTGGAGACCCGCGCCGCGATCACGACCGGGGACCTGCCGATCCCCACGTACGTCTTCGACGGCCCGGCCATGTACACGACCACGACCCCGTTCCTGGACTCGATCGGCCGCGAGGTCGTGACGTCCGGGTCGGTGGAGTACGTGACCTGGGGGACGTCGGACCCCACGGCCGCGGAGGTCGCTGAGGGGGAGCTCAAGCCGGAGGCGGACATCACCCCGGAAGAGCATGCGGTGAATCTCAAGACGTACGCGCACTGGAAGGCGATCACCCGGCAGGCCCTGGAGGACTGGCCGCGTATCCAGTCGATCGTCGAGGGCAAGCTGCGCGGCGGCCTCGCTGATGCGCTGGAGGCCGCGGCCGCCGCGACCCTCACGGGCGCTACCTGGACCCCCGTCACGGCCGCGGACCTGCTGACCGGTATCCGGGTCGCGATCGGCGAGGTCCAGGCCGACGGCTACCAGCCGAACGCGGTCGTGATGAACCCGGCGGACTTCGCCGCCCTGGACATCGAGGCCGCGGCGGCCGCCAACAGCGGCCCCACGTCCTACGGCACCTACTGGGGTGTTCGGCCCGTGGCCGCGGCCGCGATCCCCGCCGGGACCGTCTACGTCGGGAACTTCACCGAGGGCGTCACGTGGTTCGACCGCAACACGACCGCCGTGTACATGACGGATTCGCACTCCGATTACTTCGTGCGGAACCTGCTGGTGGTCCTGGCGGAGCAGCGCGCCGCGTTCGCCCTCACGGACCCGGGCGCGATCCGACAGGTCACCACGGCCGCGCCGGAGGCCCTGGCCGCCCGCACCACGAAGCGGTGACCCGCCGTGGCGACCACCCTTGACGCGCTGCTGGCCCTGCTGCCCGACAACCAGACCGGCGCCATCTCCGCGGCGGACCTGCGGGACGTGGTGACCGGACTGTGGGGCGTGCCGTACGTGGGGCAGGTTGCCTCTGACGGCACGCTGGTCGGCGGCCCGCCCGGGTGGTCGTCGTCCCTGGACCCGACCACGGGCCTCTACACGGTCCAGCACGACCTGGGCACGGAGGCTTACGCCGTGGTCGTGACCCCGATGGCGAAGGTCGAAGGCGGGTACGCCCCGGCCGTGGAAGCCACGACCCCGACGAGCTTCACCTACGGGGTCTGGTCGTCCACGGCCGGGGGCCTGCACGGCATGTACACGAACTTCGTCGTGGGGGTGCTCTAGTGCCAGCTCGCGAGTTCGATGCCAGCTTCGATCCCGGGTTCGACCCGGCGGCCGACGTCCCCTCCCGGCAGTACACGCCCGCATGGCTGGCCCAGGAGGACGTGCGGGCGTGGTTGCGCCTGAACGACCAGGACGACGGCGACGGGGACCTGATCACCCGGGTCTGTGCCATGACGGAGCCCTACGTCCAGCGCTGCCGCCCGGAGTGGTTCCAGCTCGTGGAACCCTCCGGCGCGGTCGAGTACATGCCCGACGCGGAGACCTACCAGGGGGCCGTCATGCACGCGGCGCGCGAGTACCGGCGCCGCAACAGCCCGGCGGGCGTGGAGGCATTCGGGGACGCGGGGACGTCCTTCGTCTCCCGGTACGACCCGGACATTGAAAAGGCCCTCCAGACCGGCGCCTACGCGCGCCCCGTGATCGCGTAGGGGAGGGGGACCCGTGGACCTTGACACTGCCGCGGCGGCCGTCGTGGACCGCCTGACCGCCGGGGGCGTGCGCGCGACCCTGGACGGCCGCAACGCGAACCCGCCGTGTGTCCTGGTGCGCCCCCCCGCCCTCACCTTCCGGTTCGGGAAGGGCACGTGGGACGCCGAATGGGAGGCCTGGGCGATGGTGCCCGCCACGGGCCAGACCGGGGACCTGGCGGCCCTGGGCAGGCTCGTGACGGCCGCCCAGGCCGCCCTGGGCGGGCAGGTGGTCACGGCCCGCCCCGACGAAGCTCAGACCGCCGACGGCGCCACGGTGCCCATGTACCGCCTGACCTGGACCGCCCGCATTCCCGCCTAGAAAGGCCTGCCATCATGCCCACGTTTGGACCCGGAACGTTCTCCGTCGGAGAGACCGGAAGCGATATCGACGTCTCCTGC